ATCTTTATTACCAAGCATCGACCGCCAGCGGCAGACAGCCGTGGATGTGCGATCCTGTGACGGTAACATGGGTACAAGTTCCCGCTCCTAGTGCGGTGCAATTCAACACCGTTAAAACGGTGGCCAGCGTGCCACTGACAACCTACTCAGGTACGGCTGGTATTGGAACAACTACCCTACGGACTCCGAGTGCGACCGGACTTTTCCAACTGTGTGTCTATATGGAAGTAGACACGGTGGGAACCGCCGGAAATTTCCAGTTCGGAGTAGGTTACACGTCGGCATTCGGGAGCGCCGCGCACAACAGCAATATCGGGACATCTGTTGCCGTCAGCACACCGCACGCAACTACATTTCCGGGGTCTGCGTGTTCGACATTTGGGGCTAAAGCTGGCACTAATATCGTGTACCAGATCACGGCTACTAGTGTCACGGGCACACCGACAATCGAGTACGGCGCGACGTTGACGCAATTGCAATAGGCAACGCCGTGTTGTGCGGGGCAACGGACACGAGCACTTATAACTACGACATCCTGAACTAAGCACTGAAGCTGGCGGCACAGCGGTACCCCGAGGAGCTATGAAAAATCCAATTCTACCGATTCTACTGACGATCTTTCTATTTGGTGTTGGGGCCTCTGCCCAGTCTACCTACTGGGTACCTGGTAGCGGTGGCACTGTAACTAGCGTAGCAGGTACCACCAATCAAATTGATGTGGCTACAGGTACGACCACAGCGATTATATCGCTCGATCCGGCCCTAAATTTGGGAGGTACTTTCACGGCGCATCAGTTCTACGGCAACAACCGGAACTATCGCTACTATCAATTTCTCTGCCACTCTAGGAGTGGCCCCCGGATTGTGTATCGTCAGCCAGAATGGCGGGGGATCCCTATTTGACGTTGGTCACGGGGTCCCGAGTACCGCATCCTTTACCATTACGGCGGGATTAACGGTGGCAGCATCTACCCTGAATGTAGACTACAACTGCATTTTGTAACTTTTTTATAGCAACATTCCGTTTTCCGGAAAAATAACCGGCTCTGGGATTCAGAGCAGTTAAGGACAATATGCCAGTAGACGAACAGAATGAAGTATTCAATGAGTGGTCTCAGGGAGTTAGCCTAGCTAACTCGGACTACTTCCAAGAGGTCCCGACTGAGCTTGATAACCCCGCAAACTTTGTGGTTCCAGATCAACCTGTAGCTCCAGAACAAGTACTTCCCGCTGCGCCAGAACAAGTACTTCCTGTAGATAACGAACCTGAAGTTATCCAGCTTGAAGATGGGGGAACAGTAACCATCGAGAAAACCAGTAAGGGATGGAAGGCCATTCTGGATAGTGGAACCCCCGGTGTCCCCCAGGAGAATTTTTACGGCGGAACTTGGCGTCAACTTTTGGCCGGTCTTGCGAAGGGTAAGCTCGAAGCCTCGAAGACTATCAAGAAGCTTAAGAAAGAAAAACTGTTAGGTGGAGATGAAAATACCCCACTCCCGGCCCCGGTCTCCCGACCCCTTAAAGTGAGCGTTCCTACGGCGGACGAGGTTTACGCAGTCAAGAATAAGTTTGATGAGAATATTGTTGATGGGTTTGATGAGTACTTCCGGAAACGTTTTGGGGTAGACCCAGAAGTTTTTGCCGAGAAGCTGAAGTCAGCAGACGGCGCGGAACGAATCGTTAACGCCCAGATTATCAAGAAGGCAATTGATGAAGTTAATGGGGATTTTGTAAGAGAGAACCCGGACTACGTAGAAAATTATACAGGGTCCGATGTATGGCAGGAAAATGCCCGACTCCTTATCTCCAGAATTAGCAAGACATATTTGAACAAAAAGATTTCCAAGAAGACTCCGGACGAGGAAGTAGACAACACTGTTGCTGAACTTTACTCGAAAGGTTTTTGGACAGTAGAGAATTTAGAAACCGCGAAGGATGAGTTGATCGATAGCGAATTGCTTAAGCGTTCAACCAAACCCCACGTTTCTACGACTCAACCCCAGCAAGTGGCGGCACCTGTAGTGACCCGCCCATCCGAGCAACCCGCCCCGCGTATTGCAGCGACTCCCGGACAGCCAATGGTTCTAGGTTTCTCAGCTAGCAACAGTTCACCCTCTGCTACACCGGAACCCCGAACGTTGACAGACACCGATCTTCAATCCCTCCCAATGGAGCAGCTACGGAAAATCGCGGCGGCTCAGATACAAGCGATGAGGGGAAGATAGCAACAATAAACAAGGTGGGTCATAATGGCCTATACTCCCGCAGTAAATACAGTTACCAGTGGTAACTTTCCTAACGCTTTGGCCGTTTACTATGAGCGTAAAGCAATTCCAAACCTTAAAGCAAGCACTCCGTTTCTGGGGGCAACAAAGCAGTGGCCTTTGCCGAGGCACTCCGGTAACGTGATTCAGTTCTTCTCCTATAACCTCTTGGGCGCGAATGTCTCTCAGACCACCGAGGGTTTCGTGGGTTCTCCTGTTCCCGAGAGCGCAGTCAAGATTCAGGCGACAATCGGTGAACTTGCTGCTTAACAGCTAACTGGCCGATATAAAATTCCGCTAAATCGGTGAACATCTGTGGTATAATGGTGTTATGCCAACAGAAAATACCGAGCTAACTCAAATGAAAGATCACACAAAAGCGTATATGGCCGGAGTCCTCGACGGAGACGGTCATCTAGGAATTCAGAAACACGGGCAGTATAGTCCTAGTATACAGGTTTGTGGTGAGTCTAAATCGCTTATGGAATGGATCGTCCTTAACTTTGGGGGATCAATCCGCAAAGAAAAAATCAAGAGCGGTAAAGACTTCTACAAATGGATACTCTACGGGAAGAATTCTCAAAAAGATTTCGTAGAAGGTATCACACCTTTTGTGTTCATAAAAAGATCACAAGCAGAGATTCTCCAAGAGTTTCTTAATATCAATCGGAGTGACTACGATCCGGAAAAGAGAGAATCTTACTATCTAGCAATTAGGAAAGCTAGATCATTGAGCAGCGTAGAGACTGACATGCGGAACAAACTAGACAATAAACTGGCTTGCGCTTATGCGGCTGGTCTGGTTGATACAGACGGACACATAAATTTATACACGGTTCCCTCGGGAAAGTCTAAAGGTAGCATACGAACAGGAATAGAAATCGTAAATATCTATAGACCTATTCTCGATGAGCTAGCAAGGCAGTTTGGGGGTCACGTAAGGAAAAGAACAGAAGACGGGTACAAGACTCGGTATCAGTGGTTCGTTACTGATATGAAATCCGAGGAAAAACTCCTTCTGGCGATGCTCCCTTATATGATTGTGAAGAGAGAAAAAGCAGAAAATCTTCTCAAGCACCTCCGAGAAAGACTTAGTTTGAAGATACAGCCCGAACTCATAGGTGACTATGAGAGTGTCCCAGTGGGAACGCTGAAGACCTAAACACGTTTGCAATACGCTGATTACACCAATAGCTCTGACCTGTTCTTGGATACGGCGATTGACGACAAGGGCGCACTTAGCTCTTTGGCCGAGGAAATGAACTATCGCCTCGCCCTCACCCTGAATCTGTTGGTCTCCACGGCTGCGGATTCTCTGAATGGCATCGACGGTTCTGTGAATCAGCAGTTGGCAGTCGGTACCTATCTTACCGCGTCGAACCTGCGTACCATCGCTCAGCAGCTTGAGTCGGTGAACGTTCGTCCGTTCGAAGCCAACACCTACGCCGGGGTTATCAATCCTCTGGTTGTGCATGATATCTATAATGACGCCAGCTTCAACGGCCTCACGGATATCATGAAGCGCCAGTCCGATTCTTCGAAGAAGTTGTTCGAAGGTCTGGATCGTGACGCCCCTCTGGAGTTCGCGGGTATTAAGTTCAAGAGCACCACAACCGCATCGGCTGTGACCATCTCTTCGAACATTTACTATCCCACGTACATCTTCGGTGACGATGCTCTTCTAAGTATCTTCCTCGGTCCTAATCCGGCTGACAAGAACAAGAAGAACTACTCACTGAATATCCAGATGGCTCCCGAAGGCGGCTCGGTCTCCGACCCGGCTCGCTTGATTGGTGAACTTGCTGCTTAAGCAGCTAATCGGCCAATCTAAAACTCAGCTATATCGGTGAACCTCTCCTAAAATTTTAGGAGACAATACCGAGGGAAGACTAGGGAAAGTACCTAAACCTAGAACCCGTAACGACTAATACGCTGGGCCTTCGAAAGAAGTGAAGATAGAGTCTGAGCTATACGGCGACGTATAGAGTGTCTCCGGGGTGATCCGGGGGTGGATTAAGTCCACGATGACCTGAAAAGGCATCTCCAAAACGCAACTGGGGTGGATTTCATATAACTGTAAGTTCGTGGTCACGCCTCCGCCCGGAGTAGTTATGAGGGCACGCAAGCTCCTGAGCCAGACGTC